TTCATTTCACGCAGATCCTGCGCTGTTAATCTCAACTAGTAAATTATACTGCTACTGTTGTTGTTGTTAACGGTTTAGTTGCTGCTCCAGTATATGTTAGTCCAGCGTCACCAATTATAGACTCTAAGTTCATAACGTAAACTCTTTGGTGTGGAACACCAGCTTTATCGCAACCCGCCATTAAATTACTAAACCATGTTTGTAATCTATTAACGTTTAATTGCTTTTCTGCGGCGTCTGTTCCTTCACAAACAAATGTAACGTCTTTCCCCGCTACAACGTTACCTGAAGCATAAGTGCAAGTAAGAGTTGTTGCAGAGTTTTGTAAAGTGTAAAAGTCACGCATATCTAGCGTAGTAACAACAGCTGTGTCAGCTGAAGATGTAACTGTAGTGATTTTAAAAATCATGTTTTCTTTTTTTTTAATTAATAATTTGTTTTATGTTTTAAGTTTAAGGTTTTTGGATTATGGTTTAGGTTAATCTATTAAAACCACATCACCCGAACGGATAACTTGGTATAATACGTCTTCGTGTTGTATACTATGCCCAGCATGTTTATCATAATATACAATATCTTTTTCTTTTATTCCTTCGACTAAGTTTCCTGTAGAAATTATCTCAGCCTTTATATATCTATTGTCAACATCCGTTTCATCTGTTACAATTAGACCAGCAACTTTTTTAAGTTCTGTTTTTATATTTTTTACGATTATGTATTGGTTAATTGCTCTCATTGATCCTCATATTTGAAATTACACAATCTGCAGATATTATTGTTGATACTACACTTACCGCATTTTTAAGAGCAGACTTAGTTACAAGCACTGGGTCTATAATACCTTTGTCAATCATATTAACAGCGTCACCGGTAACAACATCAACACCTAATCCTTTTTCTGGTCTTGGAGCAGTCTGTTCTAAACCAGCATTAGCTAGTATAGTGTCAAATGGAGATCTTATAGCTTTTAATAATATATCTTCGCCTACCGCTGAAGCTGTAATTTTTTGCGAAGCATTTAGTAGAGCTACGCCTCCTCCTGGAACTATACCTTCCTTTAACGCTGCTTTTGTAGCGTAGATAGCATCTTCTACTCTATCCTTTTTTTCTTTCATCTCTACTTTAGAGTCAGCACCTACTTTAACAATACCAACACAACCCGATAGCATCGCTAGCCTTTGTTGTTGTTTTTTCTTTATAAAAGGATTTTTATCTTCTTTATCAATCAAACTCTGTATACTCTTAATCCTTTCTTTAAGCTGTTCTTTTGGTATGTCTATAGTTAACACTGTGTTATTATCTTCAGTTATAGATGTGTAAGCTTCACCTAAACAATCCACGTCTATTAAATCAAGATCATCGCCCAAGTGTTCATTTATAACCTTTGCTCCAACTAAAAAAGCTAAATCTTCACATGTATCTATTTTAGTAGGACCAAAGCCTGGTAAGTCAACTATATTAACTTTTATATTACCCTTGACCTTGTTCATAAGAAGAGCAGCTTTAACCTGCTGGTCAACAGGCGCAACTATAAGCAAAGAACGCTTGTTCTTTATAACGTGTTCTAATATCTTTTGTATTTTTCTAATATTAGGTATTTCTGATCCAACTATCAACACTAATGGGTTATCAAGCTCGCAAACCTGCTTGTCCTTATCAGTAATAAAATGTGGAGATGTGAGCCCTGAATCTATCTGTACCCCATCAACAACCTCAACATACGTTTCTTCAGTTGGAGACTCTTCCATTAATACCACACCATCTTTACCTACTTTAGTATAAGCTTCTGCTATAATCTTTCCTAGTTCAGCGTCATTATTGCAACTTATTGAACTAACAGATTCGAGCATATCGCCTTCGATCTTTACAGAAACTTCGTTTAGATAATCATTTATTTTATTAAGGCCTGACTTAATACCATCCTTAACCTCTCTAATAGTTACACTTTTATTGCAACTATTAACCTCTTTTAATAAAGATTCAGCAAGAACGGTAGCTGTAGTAGTGCCGTCGCCTGCTTCTCTCACTGTGTTTCTAGCAGCTTCTTTAATAAGGGTAGCACCCATATCTGGCGTCTTCGTATATAACGCACTTTCCAGATGCTCCAAGGGTTGATTTTACTGCTTTAGCTAGTTTTTCAACACCAACTATTATTTTGTTTTTAGCTTCATCATTAAAGGATAATTCTTTAACGAGTTCGCTAGGTTGATTGTACTCCATATTTTATTGAATTTAATTAAATTATTACGTCTATCATTTTTTGCAAATGCTCGTATTTACAAGTGTTTTTGCTATGTATATTGTAGGTATACAATTGAGGCTCGTTTAATATAACATGCTTGTTGTTATCAACAAAGTATTTTTTAATAGGAACATCTTCGCCTACGCTTATACTTGGATATTTAGGTAGTTCGCTTTTTAAAGCTAACATAGTGCTTTCTACACCACTGTTTTCAAATGAAACACCTTTGTCTCCACTAATAGTATCATTTACTAATACTCTTTTTAAAAAACAAGCCTTTTTGTTTGATTTTTTTATAGCTAAATACTGCATCCATAATCTATTTTTATGATGCGCATTATCGTCGTCCCATTGAGCTACATACATACCATTAGCCATGCTGACACTAATATTTCTAATATCGCCTAAAGTTGTATTTTTAGGCGCATAAAACAACTTAACGTTACCATTAACAAGTTTTTTAACAGTATCCAAGTAAAAACTATCCTCATTTACTACTAATATTAATTCTTTATTAGGGTAAGTTTGGTTTTTAAAGTATTCTATAGTTTTTTTAACTATTTTTGGTTTATTTTTAGTTGGACAAAGACAAGATATTAATGGTAACATTAAATTAATTGTTTATCCAAACGTTTTCACTACTTTCGGGCCTTTTGTAGCCTCTAATTTATTCAAGAAATGGTTAACGCTACCGTTAATCGCTGCTTCAGCGCCCTCTATGGTCTCTCTTCTTGTAACATCATGCCAATTTTTATCATTTTCTGGGTCATTCACCTCTGTTTGGTAAAATCCATTCGGTAATTGTGTAATTCTCCAGTTCTTTTTGTCAGCTAAATGCTTCCATTGGTTAATAGTTTTTTCATTTGGTTTGCTAGTGTTGGTTAACGTACTAGTCTTGTAGTATAAATAAGTCATTTTTTGGTTTTTTTGGTTAATATTGACTTGGTCTAGGGTCTTTCCCTAAATATTATGTTAATTGTTCATAGCTTCGTCGTAGGCTTTTTGTTGTTTTTTCTTTCTTCTATATTTTACTCCTAATGGATCTTTAATAGCACTAACTACTTTCTTTTTAACATTCTTAATTTTTGCTTTTTTGTTTTGTTTTCTCTCTCTCTTACTACGAACTTCCTCATTTTTTTGTTCTTGCACAGCTCTGTTGTTAGCTTTAATCTCATCTTTAGTTTTGTGCGTGTTCTTAAGTTCTTCAGCCGTCAAACTTGACTTACCACTAGGATTTGTCATTACTTTGTAAGTACCATCGTCTTGTAAAGATTTATACGTTTTAGGTCTACCACTATCTCTCCAAGTGCCACCGTCTGGATTTGCTATGTTTTGTTGTTTGTCGTACTTTTCAGTATTTTCATTATTTATCACTCCCTTTTTGTCTTTAGGAGCTCCACCTTTTTCAAATTTATGAGCATACTTACCAGTTTTCATGTCTGGTGCTCCAGGTTTTTTATACATCTGTGCCATTGAAGATTTACCTCTTCCCTCAGGCGTCGATGTGTTGTCCATATTTCTATCCAACTTCATTTTTCCATAAAGCTCGGATCCATTCATTTTATATCTAGCCATAATTAATTCTTTTTATTGTTTTTAACCGCTTGATTACGTCTTACTTTTTTAAGATTAGGGACTTTTGATGTGTCAATATTTTTGTTCTGATTTTGAACACTAGAATCTAATTCTTTCATAGAGCCTTTACCTTCTTTAACTCTTTGTCTAGCTTCTTTAGCGTCTTTTTGTCTTTGTTTTTCTGATGCGTAACCGTGATCGTATCTCATCTTAGAAACTCTTATGTTAGCGTCAGAACCACTACCAGCACCACCCGTTTCCTTAAATCCTTCGTAGTGCGCTTTTAATTCGTTTTTTACCTTACGACCAATTTTTTTTGCTTTTTTAACACCTTTCTTAATAACATCCTTAATACCAGGTGCTCCTGGTTTATTCATCATATCAAAATCAGACTTAGATATTTTACCATCTTTATTCTTATCTATCTTATGTTGCTTGCCTTTTAATTTTGGTGCTCCTTTCTTTTTACCATACATCGGTGCTCCTTTCATTAAGTGCTTACCCATTTGTGCCCCTTCCATTCCAGGTTGCTCTGCTTGAGTAGCATCTACTGGCGCCGCTCCTGGTGCAGCTGGTGGTGGTGGCATGTTTGGTGATGTTGGTGCTCCGTTTGGCACTGAAGTACCAGCGTTGTCAGGTTGTGCCGGATTGTTATTACCTTTGTTTTTATTCATCAAGGCGCTAGCCGCCATTCCTAATGGACCAAATGCTCCAAATTTAGCCGCTCCTCCTAATAATTTACCAGCTCCTTTTGCTAGCTTTCCTAAAAATGGTGCTCCGTCCTTAGTCATACCACTTTTTACGAAGTTTTTGTTTGTACCATGTGACTTTGTATTTGCCATCATTGGTGCTCCCTTCATTTTATATGCCATTGTTTTTGTTTTATCTAATTAATTAATTATGTTCTTGTGCCCTTACCGAAGTTACCTCGGTTAGCTTTTGTTGAAACTCTCACCGTACTACCATCAGGTTTATGATGGATATCAGAATCAGATCTTTGACCTATTCTTTGGTTTTCAGCTTTCTTAGCTTTGTAAGGGCCCTTCATATACTTAATATCCCGCTCACGCTTATCTTTAAGTGCTTGCGGGTTTAAACCTTGTGAATTACCTTCTCTTATCAATCCCTTAAGTGGTGATGTTCTCATACTATGTATGATTACAGATAAAAACCACTATTTACATTATATTGCTAGTATGAATACTATTATTGATAGTAGTATGTATATTACTGGTGATATGTCTAATTTTTCTTCCATAACTATATTATCACTAAATAATAGTAAATATTAACTTGATGCATGTTAAGTAATTGTTAAGTGTGACAATAGCTAGTTACTCTATACTATTAATAGGCTAATGTCATAAAAAAAAATATTATAAATTTTGGGGTACAGTGTTGCCCCCCTCCTCCTACCCTCCCCCTTCCTAGGAAAACCAGATCTCATTAGCGGCCCCGCCCTTTACGTTTCCGTCCACCCCATACGTTTCGGCGTTTCCGTCGTATCCATATTATCCGTCGTCACTCGTATCTACTCTGCTCATACTACTATGTCATCATGTCATGTCATCTTGTCATACACTACATCACCAACCTACTACGACTATATGTGGATAATATCTATGTAACAAATAAATAATAAACTATGAAACAAATAATATTAAACAACTTAGCCGAACTAATAGTAATAACAGTATTTGCACTTGCATACACAATGTAATTACGATAGCAATTGGATAATATATATGTAACAACTAAACAAATACAAACAGTCAATTATATTCGATTGTACTATCATGAACTGATTAAAAGAGTCACACGTACTAATTGCTGAATTGTATTAATTAACTGCACAAGCAGAGGAGTCGGGTAGTAT